TCATAAACTGTAGACGTACCAGCTGGAACAATAACTCCTCTGATTGCGTTAGCACCAGCATTGTCATTAACACCACCTCTTGTAGCTTTGTCATTTAAGTATCTCATATCAGATTTGTAGAAATCGTAAGATCCACGTCTGAAACCAGAGAAACCTAAGTTTAATGCCATATCCTCAGAGTTGTTGAATACTCCGTAAGAAGTACCACCAGCCCCGTAAGAATTCATAGAAGCTAACATGTCATCCATCGCTAACGAAGTAGCTCTATTAATGAACAGCATATTTTCTTCAATCGCTCCTTGAGAGTCAAACTCAGCCAAAATAGCGTCGAATTCAGCTAAATCAGTAGCAGGATTAACACCAGTAACACCTGAAGTTGTATTACCTCTATCTTCGATAGCAGCAAATAAACCTTCAGTACCAACTGTAGCGCCAGTAGCGTTTCCAAGAACAGCATCAACACCCATAGCAGCACCAGAACCACCAGCACCGAAAGTGTGAGAATCATCGTCTCCAAGCTCACCTTCAAGCATAGCCATTTCTAAATGATCAGTAAAACGAGCTCTTGTATCAGCTTCGGCTTTTAAATACCATAAGTATCCAGAACCACCGTTTTCAGAAGTAATTTCAACCCAACCAATTCTAGAAGCATCAGAACCTGATACATCATAGTAATCTCTAATAATAATCGGTTTGTTAGAGAAAGTTTTGAATTTTGGTTCGATAGAATCTCTACTATCAGAATGAGTACCACCTATTGCGTTATAACCAACACCTTTAGCCCACTCAGAACCATAAACCATTATAGTAGTTTTCTTGTTACCAGTAGCTCCAGAAGTAGCGATTGTACTACCATCATAAGCAGAAACGGTAATATCACAATCGTTCGTACCAGTCATTGATGCTACTATAGCCTTGTAAACCCCATTAGGAGTTGATATAACAACAGTATCATTTACTCTAATACCATGTGTTACTGAAATACCAGCTTCAGCGTAATTGTTTCCATCAATATCTGATTGTACTGTAATAACGTTATCAGCGTCAATATCACCTAAATAAGATAAGTGTAATCTACCTTGTTCTGACCAAATAACTTGATCAGCAGTCATAGACTCTTCAGCCCCAACTTGTGAAAGAAATCCAGATATAGTCCTAGGACCAAATACCTCTGCTTCTTTTTCCATTAGGTCTGGCACATATTGTTGACCCCATCCAGACGTGCTGTTGAGATCTAAATAATTTGTAGATAGTGTTTGCTTTATTGGAGCTGGCACACTATTCAAATTAGTTCCTGCAGTAATTGCCATAATTTTAAATTTTTAATTTGTTATTTTTTGTTTTTAATTTTAAATTTGAAATCAGTAGTATTATCACCTAGTACTTTTACTTTAAATCCACTAGTATTCATGTTTTCACCATGAGATTGTCTAGGATCCATGCTTACATTTTTTGAGTTAGCAATACTGTCTTTTAAAGCATCAGCTTTGCCTTGTTCGTAAAAATGATTAGCAACTTGATCTGGATTCATAGCTGTAAAAAGTCCTTTATGGTAGCCCTGCGCGTCGTCTATCGTATTATCTTTAGTCAGAAACTTTCTGATAAAGTTATTGATATCGCCTTGAGTTTCCTTCAGTTTCTCTGTATCTTTGACATTAAATCTAAACTTCTTTTCTCCAACATTATATTCAAATCCTTTGAATTTGTCGTTAAAAACTTTATTAGTTTTATTTTCAAAAATAGAGGCTTGCTTTTTACTTAACTCGTAATTTTTTTCTGATTCCTCGTTGTGTTTCGTGAAGAACTCAATAGCTTCCTGTTGCTCAAACGTGAGCTTAGATCCACTTTTAATGTCTTCATAGTATTTGGATTTTACACTTTCCAAGTGTTGCCTTGCTTGAGCAACTTGCTCCTTCATGGCTAGTTTTTTTCTTTTAATATCTTTTTCCTCATCAACATCTTCATCAAAAGCGAAATTATCTTCCATGACAAAATCGATTTCATCTTCTGATAAATGTGATTTAGTTGATTTGTAATATTCTTTTAATAAGGTATGATTATCTAATTTAGAGTAATCTTGATTAAGTGTAACGTAATCCGTTAAATCACCACCAGTATCTTCCATGAAGTCCATTAATTTCTGAACATTCTCTGGTAATGCTTTTCCAGTCTCCATAGATTCTGTTAAAGCTTCTTCAACTGCTTCTGCGGTTGCTTCTACAGTAACCTCTTGATCTTCGCCTTTTTCAGTAACTTCTTCAAGTACTGGGGTTTCTTCTTGTGATTCTGTTTCAATAACTTCTGTTACTACTTCTTCAACCTTATCTTCAACCACAGGTTCTACTTTTTCTTCTTTTAGTTCTAGTGGCTTATTTAAATCAACCTTAGTTATAGTTTCTTCTATAACTTCTGGTTTCATTTTCATTTTTTCTTTAACCTTAGTAACATTACCTTTCGTTTCATTACCTGTAGGTTGTACTTCTTGTTTTTCTTTTACTTTTAACGAACCAGTTTCGTTATCCACTACTGGCTCTTCTTTTTTCTTCTTTGCCATAATATAATATAATAATAGTTAATAAATTTATCTAGGACCAAAGTTTGACATATCAATCCCACCTAATACATCATTACCTGAAGACTCAAAGTTTTTAGGTGGTTTACCGTTATTTCTTTGATCAATCATCTCACTTTGTTGTGTTGCTTGTATTTTTGTTCTTTTGTCCTTTCGATCTTCTTTTTCTTTTTCGCCCTGAGCTTTAACTTGTGACTCGCCAGTTGCTAATTGCATGTTATAACCAAACTCAAGTTCCATTAGTTCTTTTTTAACCTCAGCTTCTTTTAATAATTTTTCTAATTCAAACTGAGATTTAGCTTGTTCAATAGATATTGTTGTCTGCGCAACTTGTTGTTGTTTTTGTATTTCTAGTTGAGCTGACGATTCTTGTTGCTGTATGTTGGCTTGGGCTTGAGCCTGCATATTTTCTTGTTGTATTTTTTGATCTCTTGCTATTTTCTTTTTTCTTCTTATTTTTAATAACTGATTTGCCAGTTTTATATTCTTTATCTCTCTAAGATCAATAGCGTCTTCAAGTTCTATATTTTCCTGACCTAAAGCAACTTGTATGTTATTCTCTAACATAGCCTTTTCTTCTTCATCTGGCATTAATTCTATAAATATACCAAAATCATAAAGATGTAATTCAGACATTTCAGTTAGTGTTGCTACATTATGAGCGCCTATAGCTTGAACAAACGCATCTCTAGTTGGGGAATATTCTATAATATCAGATATTCTAAGTGATAAACAATCTACAACTTCGCCAGTCAAAAACAATCCACCCTGTAATATATGTCTAGTTGCGGTATTTGAGTTGGCTGCCGCCATTTTTTGAACCCCAACCAAAGCTTTAGGATCAGGAGTAGCTGCGTCTCTAGCTTCATTAAGTCCGGTTACGTCTCTTATCATTTGTAGATAGTAGTTGTACGTACCAATTAAACTTTGCATTTTTTGTCCACCTGAACCACTAGTTATTTCTTGAATAGGTACTTTACCTGGATTCATATCACCTTCAGAAGTAAACGATCTACCAATTACGGATCCAGTTTGGAAAAACATGTTTAATGCTTCTTGCGGATTGTAATTCGTTCCATTACCTAAATCTATCTCAGCCAAACCATCAGCATCTAAATAGACTCCATCTGGAACCATCCTAGCCATAACTTGTTGTAATTTCAAATGAGTTAATTGAATCATATCAGCAAAACCAGTTATTCTTTTCACTAACGAATCTATTCTGCCTTCGTACATTCTAGGTGCAACAATAGCATAATTCATTTTTACTTTAGTAAAATCACTTTTAGGGCGCATCATGTTTTTAGCCATTTCCCATTTAAGTAATTTTTTTGTACTTAAAATTAAAGCGCCGTCATAAAGAACTTCTATTTTTCTAGAAGTCTTACTAAAATTTTCGTTTTCTCCTGGATCAAAAGAATCATCTTTACCAATTGCTTTGTTAGCGCCACTAGCAGTTTCTTTTAATTTGTAAACCTCATTCATGTATGTCTTATAATTAAAATATAAAACATCAACTTTATTTGTATCGTTGTCATCACGATTTTTTCTTGATCGCTGATCATAACTAGAAGAACCCTTCTTTTGTATTTCCTCTAAATCTTCGCCACTCAAATGTGGGAATTGTTTTATCAACTCATTTATAGGAATAGTTTTAACTTCACCAACATAATATATATCTTCAAAATATGGATTTTCAGTATAGGAATAAACTAGATTTGAAGGATCTACATAATCAACTGTAACTCCCTCGGAAGTATTAAAAGAGGTTTTTACAGCGCCAATACCTAAAACAGTAAGATCGTGATAAAACCTCTTTTTTGTTAATTCATATTTATTTCCTTCTAACAAAACATTTATAGCTTGCTCCTCTGCTATCTCAACAGCTTGCTTATAGTTTAGTTGCATATGTAAATCTAACTCCTCTTGTGAATCTGGAAGTAAAGTTGGGTTTCCGTTAAATAGATCTAATCCAAATTTTTCCTTTACAAATGTTTTAAGTTCTTTTCCTCTCATATCCTCCATTACAGAGTCCATGTATTCAGTTCTTTTACTAACTCCAAATGGATCTTGAGAGTATGCTTTAATATCATACATTCTCTCAGCGATACCGTTTACAACTATATCTACGAATTTAGAAATAATCGGGACAGGTTTCCAATCTAAATTAAGATAGGACAAATCACCGTTTATAGATAACTCATCCTTATATTTTTGAATAGACTGTTCGCCTCTGGCGTACGATCTTAAATTATGAAAATTATTTTTGTTTTGGGAATGCCTAGTTGTTTTGTTATTTTCATCAAACCACTCACCCTCTATAGCTTGAGCAACTTTAAGTCCATACTCATAACTTATTTTTTCTGCATCGCTTACTACTTGACTTGGAAAATTCCTCATATTAATTCTTTATTATCTTTGAAGTGATGCCTTTATTAGAATATCTAGCAACACTTATGTTTAATTTTGGTTTTTCTACTTTTGCGTTTGGAGCATACAAGTGTCTATTGTTAGCCATAATAGCTAAACCAGAACTTATCGACGCATCATGCTTTGTTCTTTTGTTTATATCAAATCTACTCCAATCATTCAAGAGTTCGTTGAAATATAAATCTCCAAGAGTTCCATCTTGCTTTATACCAACATGATCTTGGATATACATTTCAATCGCAGCTGCGTGGGCCTGTTTTATATCCTCACTTGAATTGGGTATTCCACCAACTTCTTTTTCTGCAACTGATAGTTTGTTCCACAGCTTATCAGGGCGGTTCATACTAAACCCTCTGTAACCTCTTCTTCTTAAGTAATACAGTAAACGAGGTTTATTGTTCTCTGCAAGTATAGGCATTCCGTAAAATACTAAAGCCATTAGAACGTCTTCGAAAAACATCTCTGCCGTAGGTGGTCTTGATAAGTATTCTAAAAAGAAGCTATTCGCAGGAGCGTCCTCCATACTAAACCTGGTTAAGC